CATTACCACCGCCACCGCCAGCTCCAGGCCCTTCTTCAATAACAGCAAAATCATATTCTACTGTAATTGTGATATCAGATAACTCATCATCATCATAAGAAAGCTCACTATACTCAACGTTTGAAACCCATGGATTTTGTAATTTATATGAATCAACAGTTTCATCATCTGAGTTAGTATGCTCCAACCGAACGATTCCGCCAATTGCGTTTGTTGCTTTAGATTTAGAAATTGTTTTTCTAGCATCATTTGGGTCATCAGGCAAATTATACCCAGAGTTCCTTATAATTTTCCTCAACTCCTCAGATGCACCAATCGAAATTGGGTCAACAATTGTCAAATCAATCGGCTCCCACGTCACAGAGCCAGGATATTTAAATGTGTGATTAAAATACTTATGCTCCGCAACTTCAATAGTGGTGTTTGGCCTCTGAGATGATTTAACAATATACTCATTTAAACCACCTTGATCATCACTATCTCCAGTGATGAATAACCTAAATTTGAAGTTCCTCTTAGGCTCTAAACTGCTTTGGTTCCAAAATCTACCGTTACTCATTTTAAACTATCTCCTATATTATGTTTTATTAGTCTGCAAAAGAAGCGCCATCATTTGTAACTACAAAGTCAATCTTTATAAACTCAACTGATTTTGTTGGTTTTACAAAGACTTTTGCATACATAGCGTTTCTATCAATCAGATCAGGTGTTGTTGTATCACTATCTAACTTAATTAGGTAGTCATCTAATCCAAACTGTGTAGAAATATTACTTAAGAATGGCTCTGCCCTATTAAGGAACCTATTCCACGTTGCTTTTACGTTTGGTTCGAATAATGTTGTTTTGGCAATCCTAGAAACGCCCTTCTTAACGTGATTCATCAACCTTCTCACATTAATTCTATCAAGAGCAGAACGCTCTGCCTGAAGATTCTTCCCACCCATAATAACAATACCTTCGGCTGGGAATTTTGCAATAGGGTTAATGTTTGCATCATACAATTTATCTCTATCCTTCTTCCGAAGTTTTCTAGAAACATTGATTACTGACAAGCCACTAACACCCTCAGAAAGGCCACCACGAGTAAACCCAGCTGGTGCAAACCAGAGTGCAGCATTTTCTTCAGTATATCCAAGCGCACCTAATGCAAGAACAGAAGGCGGCATCCAGACAACTGAATCAGTATCTGTATCATTAACCATCAGCCAAGGGCTATACGTTGCAGCATAACTATTATCAACACTTCTATCTTTCAGCGACTGAACGATTGTGTCATCGTCTCCTCTTTGCTGCTGATCAGTTAAGATACCTTCATGCCTTGGTTTATAATCACCTTCAAGATCGAAGATTGCAAGTGTATCAGATCTCTTTTTTGCTGTCTCAATTAGATAATCAGTCAGGTGTGCATCTTTAATTCCAGGGATTGTCATAATATCATGCTCAACAACCTCTGGATCGGAAACTGTATCAATAGATTTTTTGATTGTATATGTTTGATAGCTTTTATCTCTAGAAGCTCCATCAGCAATACCATCATTTCTTAATGGATCTTTTTCAGTAATATCAAACCCATCAAATCCACCATGAAGTGGAGCTGTAAATTTATCAAATCCACTATCAAGAACTGACTCAAAACCAGAACCATTTGCCGTAATTGATACGCCACTCTGGTGAGAGCCAGATATCCATTTGGCATCTCCATTTGTTCCGGCAACTGAAACAACATCATCTAGCGTAAATATCCATGAATACTCTAGATTACCTGTCTCTGAATTTTCATCAACAAAATCACCAGATAGTGGCCTCATTAAATCTGGATATCCCCTGTCAAACCTAGTAGACTCTTCAGAGATATCTGCATCAAGTCCGAAATAAGAATCCGTCGGTGACTGAACAGGGCCGGATGATGCTGTCTCTCTGAGGTATGTAGATGGGAAGTCAAGATTCCCGGTAATATCTAAATCGCCAGTCTCCATAAATTCAGCATCAGACGGGGTCTTCGGAATATTACCGATACCTTTTGCAAACACATCGAAAAATAAAGCCCCACCTTCGTCACCGTATTCAAAAGCAGATGTGCTGCCACTGGCGAATGAAAAGCCTCTATGTTTAAGTGGTCCATAGACCCCAAATGGTAGAGCAGCAGGATCAACAAGGCCATCTTTCACATCTCTATTCATTTCAACTCTGATATAAAGAGATTGGTTTTCATAATCTCCGTACTCTTCATATCTTTTCTCTGTCTCGTTCCATACTCTATATTTATCACCAACTTTCTTAGCAAGGAAATCAGTGGAAGTTGGGTCGAGATTACAATTTACATATCTCTCAAGAATTTGAGGCTTTGAATCGCTATCACTTGCTTTTCTAACTGTGACTGTAAATGTTCCATAGTCTTCAAAGTTATTTGTTGGTGCTTTAATATCTTCTATGGAAATTTTGAGATTTGCAGAATCCCATTTACCGCCGTCAAGAGATTCAAATTTAAATAGTTTCTGTTGATCTCTCGCATCAAAAGAAGGGGCAGAATCACCAAGATTCTGGGCGAAGAACCACCCTGTGTCTCCTGATTTTTGGCCAAAGCGATAATCATCTCCAGAGCCTCTCGGAGTTCCATTGGATTCTAGTCCAAGAATCGTACCATATTCCCCTCCAGCTACACTACTAGTCACAACCTCTCCAACTGGACGTTCATAAGTACTACCAAGCCAATATGTTTTTAGTTCATCCGACTGAATAAGGTCAGAATTGGTTTTTATTGGATTAGTGTTGAATACCTTTCTAATATATTTTTGTGAATCCCTGCTGAAATTGAATTTCTTATCTTCAACAAGATTATCATCTTCATCATAAATTTGAGCTTGAAATTCTTTATCAGAACCAATTGATTCAATAAGAGAAGCAGCAGAAGCAGTTGCAGTTCCATTCGGCAAGTTTCCACTTAATACAATAGAACCTTCCTGTAAGTAAAATTCAGCCCCCAGTACACCATCAATTTCACCACTAGAACCACTAACAGAGTCCATTACGAAAAGGCCATATGCACCACCATTAGAGGCTGTATTTGGTGAAATTTCATTTTCAAGATCCCACCCTGCACTACCAGACAAACCTGCGGATGAATCTTGCTCACCAAGCAACCTAACAACTGTAGCTGGGTTTGTGTTTCTCAGCCATGCTTTTGCGGCATATGTTGCATACATTGGGGATGTCTCATTCCCTTCTCTCCAAACATCGCCCCCACTGCCTCCCGGAACAGGGTTTCCAAAAATCTCAACATATTCAGAATATGACTGGACTTTTACTGGTTTCATTGAAGGTCCCTTTTTGGTCCTACCAATGATTACTGGTCCGCGATCAGTAGAGATATTTTGTGGCAATTGAGAATTATCAATCTCCTCTACCTCAATACCCGGTGACACGAAATTAAATCTATTTTTGTTTGGCATTATCTATTAGCTCCTCTGCGTGACGAAATTTCCATTAATAAGTATGTTTCTAATTTTTAATTTCCTATTTTTATTCAGCTGCCTGCACTTTTTCGTAACCCTTATTCATAGCGCTTATGTCTAGAATTACAAGTTTCTCTTCCTTATCTACTCCGAGATTTTTTTCTGTGAATATATCCCAAGCACCAGCATCCATTACTGTAATAAGATCCATCATATCATGAAACCTTTTAGATGCTTTACTTATATCAAACTCCCTAACCATATCAGCAAAGAATTTTTTCTCCTCTTCCTTTCCACCATGCGGAACTCCAATTGCTCCATGTGTTGTAAATATAAAGAATTCTTTTATATCTTGACTAATACTATCATACATTTTCTTTCATTTCTCTTTATCACTAAATTTAGATATATATTTATGATATTTTAAAAAAGTTGCCATATGATTAGTAAACATTAAAAAATGTTTTCCTCTGTATTTGTGATATCTATCATTAAAGAAAGTGTAAATATATGGCAATGAGTTAGCATATATCTCTACCCTTTCATTTTTTGATTTTTTCATGATTGGGAGAACCCTCTCAAGAACAATCCATGAAAAATCATCAGCTGCATCAAATACCTTCGGTATGATAGTTGTTAAATTTTTCTGTAGATATAAGTCTGACTCTTTTTTATTTTCGCTAATTGAATCTTCTAAATCACTACTAAACATCGGATCTACTATTTTTAGAACACGATATTTGCCAATTGGATAAACTGTACGATAACTACCAGAAGCAATCTTATTATTAAATATATATTTTGCTAATTCATTATAGTCAGCAATATCTAATTCTTTAGACGCCTTCTTAAAGACATTCAATTTCTCAATAGAAGAGAGATTGTGAAGTCTATTCCTTATTTCTGAATCATCTTGGTCTAAAAAGTTTTCCCATGCTTCAAATATTTTCTTCATCTTGGAATTCCTCCAGTAACAACGCTCTCTTCTATTGAAATTGATACAGCATTTTCTTTAACGGTAATTTCAGAACCCTTCTGATTATCACCGTCACCTATTAAATAACCAAGAGTCCTGATATCTATTTGTGTTTTAAAAGTTCTCTCATCTTCGTCAAAAGATGAAGTATTATTATCTTCTGTAAAGTCTTCTTCAAAAAAACACTCATAACTCCACCCATTATTCTCAACCATAAAGTGATTAATGGCCCCTGAATAATTAATAAAAGGAGTCACCATATCATTCATTTGCTGTTGATAATCAGCCCTCAAAGTTATTTGATAATTTATATCAAGATATATAGGTTGTGGTAAAAATAATGTTTCATATACAGGATTATCATTTTCCTTTTTAGTTTTGAAGTTTATTTTGCTTCCATTGCTTTTATCAATAACATCAGATACTTCAAAATTACTTGTCTTGTCTTGGTTTATTTTTCTTACAAAAGGTATCTTCCCTTGGTGAATACTATCGACTGCTGGGGTGTCTGCCTGAAATGAGCCCTTGCTGCTCATTGACTTATTTTTACCCGCTCTTCTCAGTGTAATCAAAGGAAATATGAGAGCGCCTGTGTTATCTCTTATATCTCTATCATTCTTCATTTGAAATACACGCTCTTCACCTGTCCATATAACAGGAACTCTTTTCCAACCTTCGTTAGTTTTGCAGTGAACCCCCATATCATCTTCAATCCACTGAAGCATAGCCGCATCTATATTCTCTAATGTAGATGGCTTTAATGCATGTATATTATCGTTATTTTCTCTTTCATCTTCAAATGAACTCATTTTTATTACCTATCCTCATTCATTATTTTTTTCATTCGCCCTTGAAGACTCCTTCTCTAGCCTTAATGCAATGAGCAACAATCTCCAATCTATTATCATCCTTTCCAAACGTCTGCCTTGATTCTTCAGTTGAGTGAATTTCATAATATCTTTCACCATACAACAAGAAATCACCCGTCTTAACATATAGATTTCTATCTTCAGTAAGTCTTCTCTTAGGAAAATGAACAGACATAGAGATAGTTTTATCAAACATAACATCATCCTCATGGCTTGTAGAGATACCCTCCCAGTCAACCAAAGC